AGAGAAGTAATTACACCACCTGAAGGTACGGAATGGCGATTTGGAAAAAATACTAAAGAAGATCCTTTGGATCGTCAAGATGCAAGGCATTTTGGTACAGCTTTAGCGAGTGTGCCTAATCCAATTTCAAAAATTGGTGGCGCTTTGATGCGTTATGCTGGGCAAGATCCTAAAGACCCGTTAAATGTAAGGGTAGCCAAAGCACTGGACAACGCAGGTAGTCCGAATCTAAATAAAAAATCTGTGAAAGAACAAAACGTGGCGGAAGCCGAAAAACCATACGATCTACCACAGCGTCATGCTATGGATTACGGAATGCGTAAAACAATGATTCACAGATTAGCTAAAGCCACAGACTATGAAATCAGCGCATTAAGCCTAGCTAGTGACGAGGAATTAACTGATTTATATAAACAAGTATTCCCAGATCAAGATATAAACGAAGATTACCTAGACGAAAAATAATTTGACCAACTTATCCTTATGTAAATAATAGTACATTTTCATGAGGATAAAATGGCTAAGAAAAAACAAACCCAAGAAGCTACTATACCTGTAGAGCAGGCAGTAGAAGCAATACAAGAAATTACAGAACAAGATGCCCAACAAGCAGATCAATCTGCAGCAACAGGGCAAAATCAAGTACAGGTCAATGTAGACTTTTTGCGTACAACACGTGTACACATAGCTATGCCATGCTATGGTGGTATGCTAACTGAATCAACATTCATGTCATTCATTAAATGGGCAAATACTGCTAGACAATTAGGAATTGACTGGACATTAGAAACCATGGTTAACGAGAGCCTTATCAGCCGCGCTCGGAACACATTGACCGCTAAGTTCCTAGATCAAGCAGATTCCACACACCTATTCTTTGTTGATGCCGACATTGGTTGGGAGCCATGGCACTTACTAGTTTTGCTTAACCGTGACAAAGACGTTATTGGCGGACTATATCCTATGAAGACTATGCCAATCAAATGGGTAGTCAATGGATTTGAGGGTGCTGAAGAAGGTCCTGATGGACTACAAGAAGTTAGTAAAGCAGGTACTGGTTTCTTACTAATGAAGAAGCATGTATTTGAGAAACTAAATGTTCACCCTGCAGTTAAGCAGTACAAGAACGATATTGGTCTAGATCCAAAATATGACAAGTATCTAAAGACATACTTTGACACAGCAGTTCGTCAAAATCGTTACTATAGTGAAGACTGGACCTTTTGCGAAAACTGGCGTGATCTAGGTGGCAAAGTGTTCGTAGACAAACGTGTTCTATTACGTCACAGTGGTGCATATGTATTCTGTATGGAAAATCAACAACACTTGTTGAACACAATTGGACCTATGTATATCCAAGAACAACAGAATTTAGCAGCACAACAAGCTCAAGCAAGTGCAGCTCCTGTTGATGCGGGTACAGTTAAAACCACAAAAAAATCTAAAAAAACAGCGTAAATCTAAAAATTTACACTAAAACATAAGGGTTATGACAGGAAACTGTTATAACCCTTTTTTGATAAATACTGTATGAACCTTAAGGAACTAGCAAATTTTAAACTGCATGACGCAGTATTTTTTCATGACCAACTAAATCCAGTGATTTTTTTGGGTGATAAGATGCGCCCCGAAGTTAGAAATCAACTGCTTATAATCGCAGAAGATTTTATAGATCATTTAGGCATCCCACATTTAGAAATAGAAGATGTAACATTGTCAGGCTCAAATGCTGCTTACACTTATACTAAACACAGTGATGTAGATTTACATATTTTAGTAGACATGAAAAAACTAAATGATGACACTGTTTATAGAGAATTGTTTGACGCCAAAAAAACAATTTACAATGACACGCATGACATACAAATTGGTGGATATGATGTAGAATTATATGTTCAGGATTCAAATCAACCAGTTATAAGTTTAGGTGAATATTCAGTTGTTAATGATAGTTGGTTACGTCTGCCTAAAAAACATCGTAGTAATTTAGATCAAGCAGCTACTAAACTAAAGTTTAATAAATTAGCGCATTTAGCAGAATTAGCAGTAAAATATGATGATGAGAAAAGAATAAAAACACTACTTAAAACAATCAAAAAGTATAGACAAGCAGGACTTGATATCCATGGTGAGTTTGGCCCTGAAAATTTAGCATTTAAGGCACTAAGATCAAAGGGTATAATAGGAAAACTATATGATAAACTTAATCAATTACATAGTGAAAAATTAAGTTTACCTGAAGATACAACTTATATTACTGACGAAGATTTTGATCCAAACGGACCTCCACCAGGACCAGAGTTTAAACCAACTATGCCAGCTGGTACAGTTAAAGTTGACGTAAGTGACGTATACGATTGGTATAAATTAGGACAACATATCAGTGACCTTGAAGGGTTAGGAAAACACGACTTTGGTAAAGGACCACCTAGTACTATTTTCTCATTTGGCAGCGAAGATGCTGAACACAAATATATTAAAAATTTAGAAAAGACTGGGCTTAGTACAACTGACATTGATCCATTTGACCCAAAACAACCAAAAGGTATGAAGCGTCAGAAAACTGATCCTACGTACAATGTCAATGAAGTAAGTGGATACATTCCTAGTAAAAAAGAAAAGAGTGGTCCTAGATTTAAAACAGCGTTAACAGTAGACGTTACTCCAAATAGCATAAAGGATAATGCTAGAAAATTAGGAAGTAAAATAAGTAGAGCAGGTATTCCACCTCTCTTAAGACCATAAAAAATTATAAGGAAAAAATCATGGCAACAACAGATCCATATCAGTATATCGCAGACCAAGCAAATGCATCTGCATCTGCTGCAAGGTTTTCAGCACAACAAGCTGCAACTTCTGCAAATATAGCTACATCTTCTGCAGCCACTGCAACTTTAGCAGCAAATCGTGCTAATATTGATGCAAGAAATGCTAATATTTCTGCTAGTTTTTCAGCAAACTATGCAGCACAGGCTCAAAGTTTGGTTGGGGCAGTAAGAACAGCTAACACATCTACTATACAAAATGTAACAACTCTTAATAGATCCTCAGGTCCAAATGGCGCTTTACAAATGTCAAATGGAAGTGGAGGTTTTATAAGTTCAAATGTTTTTGTAACAGGGTATGGTACAATTACTGCAGGAAATCTAAATGTTAGTTCTGGTACTGTAACAGCAGGTCAAATTTCTGCATTAGGTAATATTATATCTAATTCAAACGTAACAGCCCTCAGAGGTGTTTTTAACACTGCAGTTTTAGGTAATGCATCAATAGGTAATCTTACTGTTGTAGGAAATGTTACTGGTAATTTTAGTGGTAATGGTACTAATCTAACAGGTGTTGCTCCTTTAAATAGCCCAGTATTTACCGGAATACCAACTGCCCCAACCCCAGCCAACAATACCAATACTACACAAATTGCTACAACACAGTTTGTACAGAATGTTGTCAGTGGTATAACAGGTTTTAGCACTGGGATGAATGTTACAGGAAACATTTCAAGCACTGGCACAATTAATGCAACTGTAGGTGTCACAGCCGTTGGTAACGTCCAAGGAGGTAATTTAAGAACTGTGGGTGTTATCACAGCAACAGGTAATCTTTCTGCAGGAAATGCAACAATTAACGGACAAGTTACAGCGACCGGAAACATAAGAGGTGCTAATTTGCTTTCTAATGGTGTAGTGAGTACAACTGGAAATGCTATCGCATCTAATGTATTTGCAAATTATGTATTTTCTAGTGGTGTAGTTTGTGCAATTGGTAATATAGGAGCCGTAGGAAATATAAGTACATCAGGAAGTTTAACAGCAAATGGTAATCTACGAACATTCGGTACTTTCATTATGACACAAGTTACAAGAACAAGTACCTCTCCTGGATTCCCAGGACAAATATGTTGGGATACAGGTTACATATATGTGTGTATAGCAAGTAATGTTTGGAGAAGAGTACCATTAAGCAATTTTTAATTTATAATTATTATGGCAGACGCAAATACATCAAATACGACTTCAAACACAAGTTCTAATACTTCTTCAATAATTCAACAAATAACTGTTGTCAATGAAGCTGTTGGGTTATTAGGGGCTGTACAATTCGCTAAAGGAAATAGTTTTTCATCTTCTGATAAATTTCTTTTTGACGCATTAAATTCACAGTTACAAATACAAGGTAAGATATTAGCTGAAAATGCTAACTTAGGACCAACACAAGTCCAATCATTATCTTCTATTGGCGCGGTAACAGCTTCACTATTGTCTGCTGCAACTGTGTCTGCTCAGGCAAATGTTAGTTCTGCCAATAATGTTATCGCTAATAATAATGTCATAGCAAATAAATTTTTTATTGGCAATGGATCATATCTTTCAGGTAATTTAGCTAGAACTGATGGTACTACATTTACAGGCAATGTACGTATTCCTCCTATAGTTCAAGGAGTCAGTCCGAATAATGCACCAGTGGATTACGGGCTATTTAGAATGTTAATGGATACAAAGGCAAATATTGCAAGTCCAGCATTCACTGGTAATCCAACAGCACCAATAATAACAAACGTAAATGACAACGATAACTCAATTGCAACAACAAGTTTTGTTCAACTAGTAGCTAATACAAGAGCAAGAACATCAAATGTTACATTAACAAATGTAACATTATTAGGTAATGTAACTGTACCTAATACACTAGCCAATACTAATAACTTTGCACCTGCGACCACTGCTTTTGTACAAGCTCAGCGACAAAATATTGCATTAGGTGGTATACCAACTGCTCCGACTCCAAATGTAAATGCACCACCTACACAAATTGCAACAGCTGGCTTTGTAAGAAGCACGGGAGCTCCATGTGTAATATTAAGTAGACGAGGCGGCTCTGCACTAACATGGAACCCAGGTGTTTGGCAAAATATTCCATTTGATACTTTTGATAGGAATACTATTAGCGCAACAATTGATGGGACTGGATTTGATTTACCGGCAGGTACGTATGTTTATCAAACAGATGTAAGAGTAACTTCTAACGGCGGTATCTTAGAAATTTATATGCGTTTACAAAATGTTGATACTAATTTTACTATACAAAATATTTCAAGCGGAAGAACACAGGGTGTAGGACAATTTACTTTGTCGGGATTAACAACGTTGGCAATTCAAGTAAACGGCTCTATCACAGGGGTAATTTCTCCAAACTTTGGTTTATCAGCTGGTCAAGGATATCAACAAGCATATATTCAACTTTTTAAAGTAGCATAATAAGGAAATAAAATGGCAACAAATAATCCATACGAGTTTATTAGTGACACTAATGCTAATCTTAGCACAGCTAATGTTATTAGTGTTCAACCAAATGCCAATAATACAAAAACTATCGTCGCTACCTATACAGATCCTGTATTGTACGCACAACCACAACTTAATATTATAAATGATCCAGGTGGAAGCGGTGGTCAAATACAATTCAATAGTGGTAAGGGATTTGCAGGTGATAGTAATTTAACATATCAGTCAAACATAGCAAAGTTAAGTCTACGTGGTAATTTGTATGTAAGCGGAAACGTATTTGGAAATATTCAAACAAATTTAAATAATTTTCATTTGACTGGTGGTGCTAACGGTTATGTACTATCTACAGACGGTGCAGGTAATGTTACTTGGATTAGTCCTAATCCTAACGTAAGTGGATCAATATATAATGGTAACAGCAATGTTATTGTGAATGCCAATGGTAATATAACATTTAGTAGTGCAGGAGTTGCTAATGTTGTTGTTATAAGCAATGATGGATTAAATTTAACAAGTCCAAACAGATTAAATTTAGGCGGAGGTAATGCAACCAATTACTTAGCAACTGATGGTGCTGGTAATTTATACTGGGCTGATGATATACCTGTTTATATAGGGAACAGTGCGCCTGATTTACCTCAAGGACATTTATGGTTTGATAGCGATGAAGGTCGTGCATACTTAAATTATGATGGTAATAGTTGGGTAGATTTTAGTCCTGCTGTTATGCCTAACCCTGATATGTTTGCAAATACAATCACTTTCCCTGATGGTAGTGTACAAACTACAGCAGGTGGCGGAGGTCCAAGTAGCTACGGCAATAGCAATGTTGCAGCATATTTACCAACTTATACAGGTAATGTAAACGCAAGTAATATAAATGTTTCCAATACAGCATACACTTATAATATAAGTGCGACAGGTTTGGCAAGTTTAACAACGGTAAGTGTTTCAGGAAATGTTACTGCTGCACAATTTATAGGTTCAGGTAATAACTTAAGTAATATACAAGGAGCAAACGTTACTGGTGCAGTTTCAAGTGCAACAACGGCGGGTACTGTAACAACAGCAGCCCAACCCAATATTACAAGTACAGGTACATTAAGTAGTTTAAGTGTCACTGGAAATGTGAATACCTCTGCTAATATACATGCTGCATTTTTTATAGGCAATGGAAGTCAATTAACAGGTATTACAGCTACTACTGCAGCCACAGTAACTACAAATGCACAGCCAAATATTACAAGTGTTGGTACATTATCAAGTCTTAGTATAACTGGCAATGCAACAACAGGTAACTTAATTGTTACATCAAATACTGAATCAATAGGACCTACCAGTGGTTCAATACATACAGCAGGTGGCATAGGCGCACAAGGAAATATTGTTGGTAATCACCACCTATATGTTGGTCCAGGCTCTAGTTTAACAGCATTTACTAATCCAGTTATGATTGGTAAAAATACCGGTACAGAATATGTTCAATCAGCAATTATAAATTCAGCAGATACTGGTTCTAGCGACTGGGTAGCGTATGGTGACAATGGTACTGAAAGCGGAGGGTGGGCAGACTTTGGATTTACAAGTTCTAACTTTTCTGATCCAGCCTATACAGTAACAGGATCAAATGATGGATATTTCTTTGTTCAACCACAGTCAGGAAGTTACGGTGGTAACTTAGTTCTTGCTACAGGTGATCAGGGAACTGTAAATGACATTATATTTGCTACTGGTGGATTCCAAACAGCTAATATATTTGGTAGAATAAGTCATTCTAATTTAACACTTGAATTACCCACAGGTAATATAAGCATTGGTGGTAATATTACTGCCAACAATTTAGGTAATATTTCAAGTATTGACATAGATGGAAATACAAGTAACATTCTTTACGGTAATGGTATTTTCGCTGCTGCCCCTAGTACAACTTACGGAAATAGTAATGTTGCTTCTTTTTTAGGTGCTTACGGAAGCAACACAATTTCTACTACAGGGTCTATATCAGCAAACACAATTACACTATCAGGAACTGGTACTTCCGTTAATGCCGGCTCAGGAAATATTTTAACCAACGAAGTAACAGGAACTAAGTTTAAATTCTTGAATGGCCTATATACCGCTACACTCACTGGACAAGGAGCAACAAGTAATTACTCATTAGCTCTTCCTGCAAATGCCGGCACTAATGGGCAATTACTAACTAGTGATGGAACTGGTAATTTAACTTGGACAACATCAAGTAGTTATGGTGATAGTAATGTAGCAACACTATTAGGTAGTTTTGGATCAAACAATGTATCAACTACAGGTAATATTACCTCAGATAGTCTAAGTGGTTCAAACTTATTTGTTACATATTCTTCAGGAGATGAAGGCGGTCAAATTTCCCTTGCACAAGCAGCAAATTCAACCTTAGATGGCAATACAGTAACCGTTGATATCTATCAAAATAGATTTAGAATTTTTGAGCAAGGTGGAAATGCCCGTGGTGTTTACATTGATTTGTTACAGTCAGCATCCAGTGCTACTACACTACTAAACAATAGAATAACTTCTGCATTTAACACAACTAGTAATGAAGTAACAATGGATAGTATTAAAGTAGGTATAAACGGTAGTGCTATACCTTATGTGAAAACAGTTAGTGGATCAGCTACATTTACATGGACTTCTGTTTTTGTAAAATATGACGGTATAAGTCAATACGTTTCGTCAGGCGGCGGCGGAACTGGAATTACAGTAAGTACATCAGAGCAAACAGTGGGTACAGCTTTTACCACTGCGGGAGACTCAGGGGTAGTAACATTAATGAATCAAAGTAATGGGCAAGTTCACAGAGTAACTTATCTAGCAGGACCTAGCAATGTTGGTACAGGTGGCGGCAGTGTCATCGTAGAAAGATTAATGTAATTTAAAAATAAATATATAATAAGGAACAGAAATGGCACTAGTTTTTCCAACAGATCCAACAACTGGGCAAATATTTACAGGTGATAACACAGTCACCTATATTTACACGGGTGATCGTTGGAGTTCAGCAATAGCAATACATAACGGTGTATACGAATACGCATATGAAGGTGGTGACGCATTTAGTGTGTACAATCCACTACTTGATACAGTAATAGATGGCGGTGACGCATAAGGTTTAGGAAAATAAAATGACAACAATAATCAAACTAAGACGAGATACAGCAGCAAATTGGGCTAATGCCAATCCAATATTAGCTTCAGGCGAACCAGGACTTGAAACCGATACGCTTAGAGTTAAATTTGGCGACGGTGTTACAGAATGGGCTAATCTTTCTTATCAATCTGTAGGTAATGCCACGTTCGCTACATCAGCAGCAACAGCAAATGTTGCATATAGCGTTGACGTTTCAAACGTTGCTAATATAGGTAACATTGCAACTGTTGACTTAGACGGAAATGTTTTTAATGTATTAGCAGGAGACGGTACGTTTGTTACATTACCTGTAGTTCCTGTATTTGGAAATATTGCTACTATTAATTTAGATGGCAATGCATCAAATGCACTTAGAGGCGACGGATCGTTTGGGCCAGTTGATAGTGCAGGCACTTCTATCAGCAATGGATTAACTGATGTTTCAATTCCATCAGCTAATGGAAATGTACTGATTAATATAAATGATGGTAGTGCTGAATGGGAGTTTCAAGAAAATGGTACATTAATCTTACCAGGCGATTTAGCATTGCCAGGAGGATTAGCAACAATAACAACTACGAATGCCGGAGGTGATACCGAAATTAGTACTCCAGGTAATATTAAACTTCATAATTCAACAAGTGATTGGATATTTGATGACACAGGTAATCTAACATTACCAGGTAATACTTTTGCAGTTAATTACGCTAACGGGTCAGCAGTTCAGTTAGGTGGTGGTAGTGGTAGCACACTAGGATTTGATTACACTATAGGTAATGCCAATGTTGCAGGTCAATTTAGTACAAGTGCAAATGTTGCTGCTAATGTAACATCAATGGTAATTAATCCTGTAGCTTCAGGAAATATTAATTTAAAAGCATTAGTAGACTATTTTGAAGATAAAAAAGTAATCGCAACTATTTCAGATACTTCAAACAATCAAGCAAGTTATGATGTAGGAACATTTACGCCATCTTATAGTAGTTATAATGGTTGGAGAGCAGTCTACTCAAAACTATGGAATAATGATCCAGCATTCTGTAAAATAGGATTTTATCAAGACACAGCAAATTTTAGTGTCACAACTCAAACTAACACTGACAACGATGAATTTAGATTAAATCTTGATGATGGATTTACAGATGTATTAGGATTAATAATAATCTACACAGAAAATAGTAATTTTGTTCCAACAAAAGCAAACCTACAAGAGTATTTTGAAAACTTTGTAGATAATGTCTTAACTCCAGCAAGTGGTAACATAACAGACATAAGAACAAACTTCTATGCAAGTATAAAAGATACTACTGCTCTTATTACAGCCTGGGGCGAAAAACCATACAACTTAGATTTTTACAATGGTTATCAATCATTATATGAAAACTTATCTGCAACATCTAATACTTCTGTAGCAGGATCAGGCTTTACTGCTAATGTTGCTTTAGCAGGTGACACTACATATATTGTAGTAAGTTTTGAAGGTGGCACCTTGTACGAAGTTGGAGACACACTTACTTTTGACGGTACTTCATTTAATGGTGTAACTGTAACAAACGACATGGTATTAACGGTAACACAAGTATCAAGTGGGGCAATCACTGAATTTACTACAGCTGGTGTTAACTCAGCAGTTTGGCCAACAGACAACATAGATGATGGGGGTAGTGATCAGTACGATACTGGAAATTTCTTAAAGACTAATCAGCAATCACCTGTTCCATATAGTAACGGTAATGTAGAAACCTCAGGAGCTTTCTCATCACAACCATGGTTTGTGGGTTATGCTTATGGTCAGTTTGTGTTCATTGGTGATAATCAAGGAACCGTTGTAAATGAGTTTGGAACTTTTGGTGAAACTGGATCAGACGGTAATGGACAAAGAAAAACAGGGGTCTTAAATGATCCAATTTATTATACAACAAGTTTAAGCGTACTAGATTCTACAAATGCATTTGATTTATCATCAGGATCATTCAAATTAACATTTGATGTTACTGGTCCTAATACACAGGGTGTTGTATTTCAAAATCAACGAACTATCAATACACTAACAAGTGATTTGTATATTAAAGCAGCGGACGATGTAAGAATACAATCTTCAGATTATGTAGAAATAAGTGCTGGAAACAAATTTCCTTACACTCAAAGTACAGGTGGAGGTATAGGCATAAATGGTGGTCAAGGAAGTGATGGTAGAAATGTTAATGGAGTGAATGCAGGTGGTGGAGGTGGTATTACTATTCAAGCTGGATCAGCAGGTAGTGACGATGGTAATAGTGCCTTAGGAGGACAAGGCGGTACACTTTCTTTAATTGGTGGTAGTTCTAGTGGAAATAATATAGGCGGTGAAGTTGTTATAATAGGCGGGTATGGATCAGTTTATGGTAATGTTTCTATAGGCGTGAATAATAATAATTGGGTATTTGATAATAGCGGCAATTTAACATTACCTAACAACACATTCAGTATTAACTATGCTAATGGTACACAAGTTCCATTAGGTGGTGCAACTAGCCAACTAGCTAACGGCAATGTTACACTTACACTAGAAACTAATGGAGATATTGTATTCCCATCAAGTGCTAAAGTAGTAAACGGCGGCAACAACCTAAACTTCCAACCAGGTGCTAATGGTGTTACACAAATCTACAGTGCCGATGGTAATATATATTGGTCATTTCAGAATTATAATGCATTTGAAGTGCCAGATAATAGTAACATTTGGTCTTATTCAAACTTAGGAATTGCAGTTGATAGCCATAGATGGACGTTTGAAAACGACGGTAATTTAACATTACCAGGTGGAATGCAAATTGTCGGTGATGCAAATATATTTGGTTCAAATGTAGCAGCGGTTATAGCATACGATAATTTACCTTTACTTTCATTATCAACTGGAAATGCAGGCAGTGCTTCAAGTATATGGATTGAAAACGGTGATGATATTGCTAATAGTAATATTGCAGCAGTATACGCATCAACACCCGGAGCTGTTGGTAATGTAAGAATAGTATCTGGTACTAATGGTGCAAATGTTTATGTTTGGGACTTTGACAATACTGGTAATTTATCAATACCAAGTAGAATAGTTGGAGTAAATGCACCTGATAACAATGGCTACTTACAATGGATAGGTAACAGTTCAGGTGATGGCAGTGGTTATACGACATTAAACTTAGTACCAGATGATACATTAACAAGTGGCGACCAGTATGTAATACTTGATCCTACAGGTCCTGGTCATATTCATATTAGAGCAGGTGGCACACAAGATGGCAGTAATGCAAGTTTATACTTAGGTGGTGAGAATAGTTACTTTATGGTGCCTGCAGGCAGCAATACATCAGTTTATGTTAATGCTGATGGTAATAGTTGGACATTTGGCAATGACGGTAACTTAAGTGCTCCAGGTGGAATTTCTGCTGCAGGTAATGTCGTAAGCAACGGATCTGCTAGATTCTCTGGATCATTTGATGAATCAGAGGCTTCAACCGCTGGTTTATATTTAGGCTACGCTGGCAACACATCACGAATAATGTTTGGCACAGGAAACACAGCACAAACATTTGAAATTGATAATGACGCTGGAAATCTAAGATTCTATCAACCTGGAAATACTAAAGCTACTCTAACTTCAACAGGTGATTTATCTATTCTAGGTAACATTACTGCAAATAATTTGAGTAATATTGTAGTTTGGACAACTGCTCCTGTAGCAAATACAAGTGCAGGAACTGCAGGTCAAGCAGCATATGATGCAGGTGGTAACTTGTATGTGTGCGTCACAACAAATACTTGGGCTAAATTCTCAGGTACAACAAGCTGGTAAAATAAAGCCCCATAAGGGGCTTTATTCATTCTATAGCAAAAAACGATAAATACTAGATATATTTGGAATATATCTATGAAAATCAAACAACTCTCAGAAACGACAGCGGGTGCAGTAGCAAGTGTCGCAATGCCAATAGGTAAAACTCATAAAAGAACGGAAGAAGCGGCTAATCCAGCACAACAAGCAGCAATTGCTATCAGTATGAAGAAAGCTGGTAAGAAGCCAAAGAACCTAAAAGAAAGTTATATTGAGAAGAATCCTGATAGTTTTTTAGATGACGATTTTTATGCATTTGATCCTGAAACAAAAGTGATTAAGGGCACCTGGAGCCACAAGTCAGTTGGCCGCAGACACCATGAACATGAAGCACAACAAAAGGGGTATGAGGTTGTTAGTGGTATGAGAGCAAAACGATTAGGACTATTAGTTAAAAATAGTGTAGCGGAAGGAAAAGATGAATCTTTACGTAAAGCTATAACAGATTATGATTATAATAAAAATAATCAGACACCAACAACGCCCTCTCCTGAACAAAAAGCACAAATAAAAAAAGACGTATCCGACTATAATAAAGAAAAAGAAGAAAAGCAAAAACAAGGTGTAAAAGAAGATTGGCAAAAGGTCAATAAGAGCGATAACACTGATGGTATGAGTCGTAAAGCAGTTAAAGCATACCGTCGTGAGAACCCAGGCAGTAAATTAAAAACAGCAGTTACTACAAAGCCAAGTAAGCTAAAGAAAGGTAGTAAGAGTGCTAAACGCCGTAAAAGTTTCTGTGCTAGAATGAGTGGCATGAAGAAAGCACATGCTAGTGCAAAAACTAAGCGTAATCCTGATAGCCCAATCAATAAAGCATTACGCCGTTGGAATTGCGAATCTATAGAAGATATGCGTAATCTTATTGAGAATGCAGAAAGAATGATTGCTGAAGAAAAGAAAAGATTAGATCCTAAATGCTGGGACGGTTACAAAAAGCAAGGCACTAAAATGAAGGGCGGAGTTCGTGTAAACAACTGTGTACCTATTGAAGAAGAAAATAAAGGCCTGTATTACAATGTGCAAAAAAAGCGTGAAAGAATTAAACATGGTTCAGGTGAGCGTATGCGTAAGCCAGGCACTAAAGGTGCTCCTACTGCACAAGCATGGCGTGATGCGGCAAAAACTGCAAAAACAGAAAGCAACATCATGCGTGGTATGTTAGAAGCTGCATTAAGTGAGGAAGAATTATTATTAGCACCAGGACAAGGTGTTAGATTTAAAACTGAACTAATGCCAAAGCGTACTGACCATGAAGTTGAAATGGCACGTAATCAATTAAGATCAAGTTTTGAAAATGCAAAACACATTTATCAAAGTATTAAGGATTTAAGTGAGATACAGGGACTTGATGGTTGGGTTCAAGCAAAGATTACTAAAGCTAGTGATTACTTAGAAGCAGTCAATCAATATCTTGAGGGTAAAAAAGAGATGCTTGAAATACAAAGTGAGGTAGATCATCAAGTTGAAGAACAGTATCCAGCTCAACAATATAGTCCAAGAGGTGTGCCATTAAAACAAGCTCCTACAGCACCAGTAAATGTACCTCAAGGTTGGCAAGCAAATACTCAGGCAGATGGTAGTACACGTATATCCAAACAAGGTAGTATGCCTAGAGCCCAGTATCAACAGAACATGGCAAACTATAAAGCACAAAACTGGACTCCACAAAATATTGCAGATTATGACAGAAGAATGGCTTCAGGTCAAGGATATTCTGATGCAGAAAAGTATGCAAATTATCAAGCTGGTGTAAAAGCAAGTGGTCGTGAGGATCCTGAGACACTAGCAATGTTAATACCAGATGAAAATGTTCGTAATCAATTACAACAACAACCAACAAATGAAAACGACAATGATAATTCGTATATGTATACCCAAAGAAGTTATACAAATCAAGATGGGGACGAGAGTTTTAACAGAAGAACTGCTTCAATTAGACCAGATAGTCAAGGTAACACACAAATAAGGGCGGTTGATACAGGAAGAGCGTTGGGTGATGAAATGACTATAAATGCTACTGTACCAAAGCACGTTAAAGTAAATATGGTCCCACAGCGTAACTTAAAAGAGACAGAAAAATTATCATCACGTGAAAAGTTTAAGCGCAGTTTGAAACGTGCAGGATATGATCCTGATGCCGGTGCAGATAGGTTGTTAAAGTTGATTGCTAGACAAGCAGAAGAACGCAAAGAGTTTGAAAGAAAGCAAAAAGAAGAGGATGAAGAATTCTATAAAAACAGAAAGTTAAAAGAACAAGATCCTCAACCTGTTGATAATAAACAACAAGAACAACCAAAGTCAAACAAACTGTTTGATGTATTAAAGAGTATCGGTGACGTTGCATTGCCAGTTGGTAGAGCTATTTACGGTATGCAAAACAGAGATATTCCTGCTGATGTAAAGGGTGAAATAAAAACACGTTTACATAATTATGTTACAGGCGAGCCAAACAAATGAAATTTATAGAACTTTTTGAAGGTGCTGAACCACAATTACCAGGTGCACCAAGTGGAATACAAATTATGACTCCGCAACAATTTGTTGCTAAAAGTCAATCAGGTCAAGAACCAACTCCTGATGAAGAAGTTGAAGAATCAGCTAAAACAAATAAATTTGAATTTGGAAAAAATTTTATTATTTACGCTGAAATACCAGATGAAAAAAATGGTCCTTTTATTCCTCAAAAATTAGAGTTTAAGTATGGTAAAGACGAGGCTCATGCTGAAGAAATTTTTAAACAATTACTAAACCATGGCGGTGTAAGACATAAAAATGTAGTCGCAAAGGAAATTTCAATAGATGAAGCTACTAAACTTCCAGCGAGTACTAGAGAATTAAAAGGACAAGAACTTACGGATTATCTAGACCGTATTCGTGGCACCACTGATATTGATAAAAAGACCGGGCAACCTAAGGTTGATAAAAAGGGTAAAGAAAAGTATATAAGTGGTAAAACTAAACTAGACAAGTATAGAATGCCATATATTCATCGTAGTGCAGTATTAGGTTTCTATTCACCTGAAGGCAAGAAGTATGATATTGATAAATTAAAAAATGCGATGAGGCAGCGTCCTGCTAAGTTATTAAAGCAGAACGAAAAAATGAAACACAGCAACGGAGAACTAGTACAATTCTTCAATATTGGTTTCGCTGCATTAGTTGGTTCTGCTGTTGATGAGACAACAAATGAAATCATTATCGTTAATACTTGTCCTGGTGCAGGCTCATGTAAAGTAGATTGCTTTGCTATGAAAGGTGGTAAGATTCAATATGATGGTCCTTGGTTAAGCGATGCACGAATTCTTACTTTCTTATTAAATGACCCAGAAGGTTTCAAAGCACAATTAAATTCTGAAATTGCTAAAGAAGCAAAAGCAGGCGCAACTTACAAAAAAGGTCCCTATAGCGTTTCAATTCGTTGGCATGATGCAGGTGACTTCTTTAGTCCTGAATACTTAGGTTTAGCATTTGATATTGCAAGGGCTAATCCTACAGTTAAGTTTTATGCTTACACAAAAATGGCTAGTGCTGCTCTTGCACAAAAGCCAGCAAACTTTATTATCAACTGGAGTGAAGGTGCTCATACTAGCCAAGAAAAACAAATTAAAGCGGCTGATCCTAACCTAGAGCGCACAAAGAATTCACGCATTGTTCCTGATAAACTATTCCAAGATTTATTGGTTAAGGACGAAAAGGGTAATTTAATTAAGGGTAGTGACGGCCAATGGCAAGTACAACCTGACAAACTTAAAGAATTAAAAATGCGTTTAGGACAAGCATATGGTATTAGTGCAAATTCAATATTATCATATGATGAATATACATCAAAACCAAAAACAGGTGGAATGAAGTACAATGTTATTGTTGCCCCTGGTGAAGGTGACATAAGTGCTAACGATCCAAACGTATTAAGCACATTATTATTGAGACATTAAAATGCTATCAGATAACTTAAAAGTATTATTAGCAAGTACGCAAAGCTTTGCAATCAAATCACAAAACTTTCATTGGAACATTGAGGGTAGTGATTTCCCACAATATCATGAATTTTATGATAATCTTTACAATGATGTTCACAACACAATTGATAGAATTGCTGAGTATGTAAGAATATTAGGACACTATACTCCTGGCAGTTTACAGCGTTATGGTGAACTGACTATCATTCCTGATCAAACAAAGATTCCTAGAGCAGAATTAATGTTTATGGAAACATTAAGTGACATTGAAAGAATGCTCGAATTAATTATACCTATGTTTGATGAAGCAACTAATGAAAGACAACAAGGTATTGCAAACTTTTTAGCAGAGTTACAAGATTTGTATGGCAAGAAAGCTTGGTTCATTCGTAGTATTCTTAAACGTGAAAGAGCATAATGGATCCAAACACTAATCCAGATGATGATCGCCCAGTTGTTCCTTACGGAGAACACTAATGAAAGCCAAAGAGTTTTTAGAAAAAATTAACAAATATTCAGCTAGAGTCAAAGTAAAAGTTGGAAGCAATTCTACGACAGTAAATACTGTTGTATTTGCAGATAACGTATCGCAAGCACGTGCATTATTACAAGCAGCATATGGTGATAATAGCGTAGTTTCATTAGACAAGTTGAGTTAATTTATGATTTCAGAAATTGATGGCACTATCCACAGATCAAGAACTTGTAATACAATACAGGCTTCACCTTAGGACCGTGAGGGCGCGGCTGCTGCGCTATCCAAAGGAGTCGTGCCCTGAGGGTTTAAGTGAGCTACAACATTATGATCAATATACTCTACCTACTTTTAACAACACATATAACAATAGCATGTGTTACACTTTATCTACATCGTAGTCAAGCGCACAAGGGCTTAATTTTTAATCCAGTCATATCGCACTTTATGAGATTTTGGCTTTGGTTAACTACTGGTATGGTTACTAAAGAGTGGGTAGCAGTTCACAGAAAACATCATAGATATTGTGAAGAAAGCCAAGATCCGCACAGCCCACATGTGCATGGTTTTTATAATGTATTATTTAAAGGTGCGTTACTTTATAATGATGCTGCAAAAGACAGAGCTATGGTGTCATATTATGGTGTTGGAACCCCAGATGATTGGATAGAAAATAATCTATATTCAAAGCATAGTAAATTAGGAATAACAATACTATTGTTAATTGACTTATTAATGTTTGGTTATTGGGGATTGTTAATTTGGGGCATACAAATGATTTGGATACCATTTTGGGCTGCAGGAGTCATAAATGGTGTAGGTCATTTTTGGGGCTATCGTAACGGCGAAACAAGAGATAATAGTAAAAATATAGTTAGTTTAGGTGTAATTATAGGCGGGGAAGAATTACACAACAATCATCATCTAGATCCTGCCAATCCCAAACTCAGTAAGCGTTGGTTTGAGTTTGACATTGGTTGGTTATATATTAGTATATTTAAAGTTTTAGGGTTGGTTAAAGTCAAGCCCTAATCCGATAAATATATTAATGCGTATATCAGACTTTAAAATTCACAACACACAAAAACTAGACCGTATTCTCGCAAAGTTATGTGAGATGATTATTGACGGGCAAAAAGACGATCCTGACTACTATGGTATGGTAGCAGCATGTGTACTTGACACACAAGACGAAGCTGTTTGTGCAGTCAATTATCAGAAAGGTGATCAGCGAGTACACGCCGAAAAAGCAGCGGTTGAAAAATATATGAATCAATACGGCGACATACCTGCTGGAAGTATCATAATTACTACACTAAGTCCATGTAGCGAGATGATGAGAGAACGCTATGGAGACGACTGCACAGACTTGATAGAACAGATAGGAGTGCATAAAGTATACTGCGGATATGAAGATCCTACACAGGATGACAGTAGTAACTATGTGCATAAGACGTTTCATGTAATGGAAACAAAAAATGAAAAACTTAAAGAATTATGTAAGTCTTTTGCTGATACATTTTTAGAAAAAGAAAAGATAGCAGAAAATAAACAAATAATGGAAGCAGTATTAAAAGTTAATACCGAAGAAATGGTTCCTAAATTTGTTGAGTGGTCAAAGCGTGTGTTGAAATTAGAATCTGATCCTGAGATAGAATTAAGTTATGATACAGAAGAAGCACAAAAAGGCCATCATACTGGTCGTCACACTACAGACGATAATAAAGTATGGGTCTATGCAAAGAATCGTAACTTAGTAGACATATTAAGAACAGTATTTCACGAATTAGTTCATGTACGCCAAGGTGAGTTGAATATGATTAAGCCAGGTGACAGTTATCCTGGTAGCCCAATAGAACGTCAAGCAGATGAGTTGGCTGGAAAATTCATAAAGATATTTGGTGAAAAACATCCGGAGATTTTCCAATGAGAGCATACGAATTTATAACAGAAGGAGCACAACAATCTGCTAACAAGTCAAGATTGAATAAAACTATTGCCAACTTAACAATAAACGATGTACCTAAACCTTTTATTGATGCATTCAGAGAAAGAGGAATAACAAACCCTAATACTATCACTGCATATTACAAAGTAGCAGGTAAAGAAACAAAGGCATTAGGCGGTCCTGAAAACATGGACTATAGCCAAACACCTAATACAAGAATTGTAAAACTATTTGGTGAACCTAATAGTTGGCGTGGCACTAATAAGAGTAATCCAAATAATCTTAATTATTTGCCACCTGAAAAACTAGATTGGCTTAAGAGCGATCCTCAAAGATTTGGGCAGTTTCTATATGGTGGACAACGTGCAAAGATTGTGCCTGATGCCAAACAAGGTTATCGTATGGAATTCAGTAAACCAGAAGATCAACAACGTGCTAATGATGGTTGGAATTATAGAGGAAGAGGTCATGTACAAATCACTGGACGTGATCAATATGCTAAGATAAGTCAAGAATTATACGGTGATGATAGATTAGTAAAAAATCCAGATTTAGTTAATGATCCAAGTGTAGGATTAAGGGCATCGGCAGCATATGCTAAGTTATATGGAAACGCACATAAAGATCAAAGCGCAAATGCAACTGATAGTTTGAATAGAGCATTAGTTACAGTTGGAGGCAGTGCAGAAAAATATAAGCCAGGTGGCCGTATGTATCAACAACAAATTGATGGTATTAATACGTTTGCGCAAAATTTAGCAGACCCAAAATTTAAACAACAGCATGACCAACATTATGCAAGTGTAAACTTAGCTAATACACAAGCAACTAAGCCACCTTCTACTACCACACCTGCAACACAAGTAGCTAAAACTGAGCCTGGAATGCTAGATAGACTTAAATCATTTGGACAAGAAGTTGGTCAAAATATCGGCAATGTGTTAATAAAACCAGCACAAGCAGGTACAACACCTAGTTTTGCTCCAGGCTCTCAAGGATTACATATACCATCTACAGGATCTAATGACACAAAAGCTAGTACTGATTCTACAACACAGGCAAAGCCAATAAAATGAGAGCCGTAGATTTTATAAGTGAACTTTACGAACCAGAAACTAGTTTTCCATTAAACTGGTATCCAAGTCATGATCCTAGTGAAGCATCAGCTAGAGCATATGATAGAAACAAAGGTTACATTGATATTAAATTCACACCAATATTAGGTTCTGATGATATGGTTGAAGTTGAATTTAGTCGCAACGATAGTTATGACATGACTGGTGGTGGTGATGCTAACAGAGTATTAGGAACAGTGTTACAAGCATTTCGTGAATATCTACAAGGATATCAACCTAAAATACTAGTATTCAGTGCAAAGGGCGCCAGCCGTAGTAAAGTGTATCAGAATTTAATAAAACGATTTGCAAGTACTGTAGGTTACAAACAATTTGATATTAGTAAATTAAGTCCAGAAACACAAGAAAAAATAGCCTTTAGTGGTAGTGATCTTATGGTTCTTAGAAAGTCTGTAGTGGATGAAGATACAACCACAGAGTCTACTAGTCCTACTATTACCATTAAAGATGCAAAAAAAATTCTATCGGCAATGGGTTTTAAACCAACTGGCAGAAAAAAAGGCAGTCATGATATTTGGAAGGACTCATTAGGTATATTATTTACTGTTCCTCTTTTCGGAAAAGACTTAGAATATGGAGTTACTAAAAATCTACTTAGGTTAATGAAAAACAAAGGAGTCAGTATTAATTCTACCACTGTGAGCGAAATGGCTGGTGAGATTCATGGTGGCGTTCGTAAAGCACTAATAGATCAAGGCTACAAATATTTAGGTAGTGGCATTGATAAACAAGCATACTTAGAACCAAGTACAGGTCAAGCATTAATTATTTTTGGTTATAGAAAGAATATTGATGATTTTAGTCCTGATCAAAGAATGTTTATTGATTGGATTAAGTATTGCAATGCTAATAAAAATAATCCAAATTTACCAAAATTCAGTGGCTTTGAAAGTTTTCAATTCTATGGCAAAAATTATATACAAGCTAGAATGGAACCATTGCAAGAAGTAACCGATCAAGTAAAGAACATTGTAAATTATCTTGAAACTGTAATAGATGAGATATCACAAGGTGACATAAATGCTGCTTTTGAGTACTTGGCAAAAAAAGGTTATTATGATGAAAAAATAGACTACTTTAAACCTTACACAGTAAAACAAGTTGTAGACTATTTAGGCGGGCTAAAACGAGCAAAAAACTTACTACAAACTGTACATGATGTTGCGATGTTTGGCGCAAAAAACAGATATAACATAGATTTACATTCCGGTAATTATATGCAAAGATCCGATGGAACTATTGTAGTAAATGATCCTTTTGTAATATGGTTGAGGTCCGAATGAGAATTAGTGAAGTAAACCCAAACACAAGCAAAGGAAGTTATGGCAAAGGTCTTAACTTAGCTAGACTGTGGAGTTTACATGCATTAAGTAAGATACAAAATAAGTTTGATACAATTTATGTTATTGGCAGTTGGTATGGTAACATAAGTATCATGTTTGCATTACTTAAGAATTATTTTAAGTTTAATAAAATTGTTAATGTTGAACAAGATAAAAAAGCATTACAAGCAAGTGAAGAAACAATTACTAAATTAGGTATTAAAAACATTGAACCAATGTATGCAGATGCAAACGAACTTGACTATAGACAATTAGGTAACAATGGTTTAGTAGTTTGTTTTAGTTGCATGAATATAAGAGGTACAGATTGGTTTTATAATATACCAGACGGTACATTGGTTATGTTACAAGCTAGAACAAATGATTTAAAAGCAGTTACACAATTTAAAAATTTTAACGACTTTGCCAATACATATCGTATGTCCGAAATACTACACACAGACAAATTAAATTTATCTGACCCAGAAACTGATTACGCTGCTTGGTTATTGATTGGAATAAAATGAGAGCAAATGAATTTATAATTGAATACAGGCGTGATGTAACTATACAAAAGTTAGGTCAAGCGTTATATCAGAAAATGATAAATGACAGAACCGTACAAAGAATATACGGTGATGATCCATTACAAAATATAAATCCAAATGAGATAATTGAATTTGGTATTGATAGATTCCAAGAGGCTGATCCTACACCAAACAAACAGTTTGTTGCTTGGTTAGTGAGATTATACGCAAAAGATCCTACATTTAAGTTTGAAGATGTACTAAGTCAAGTTCATCCTTACTTAGAAAAATTCTATAAATTAAACATGCGTAAGAAAATTCCTAGTCCACGCAATGATGTAAATCGTTATAGTAGCTTTGCAGATTTTATGGGCGTAATGGATGAATACGAAGATCCTGATAAAGCAGAACTAAAAGATAAAGGTCGTGCATTTACATTATATGATGATGAAAATTGGCGTGTAATTGTACCAGAAGATGTACATGCTTCATGTTACTATGGACAAGGCACACGCTGGTGTACTGCTGCTACTAAAGGTAATAATATGTTCAAATATTATTATGGCATCGCACCATTACTTATTGCAATACCAAAAAAGCCTAAATACCCTGGAGAAAAATATCAACTACATTTTGGTATTTCTATTGATGATCAACCAGTAAGAAGCGATGATGATGCTATGGATTATGCCCGTCAATCAAGTGACTATGCTGGTTACGATTGGGATGAAGTGGCCGATTCCGATGATTTGGATATAGATTTTGAATATGGTCAAATAATGGATGAGCGAGATAATCCTGTAGCAGGTCCAACCATTATTACAAGAATGGGCGATAGCTGGGAAAATATGTTAAATTCTTACATCAATAAATTTCCTAAAAATCGTTGGCAATTAGAAAAGAATTTAGAGGCACTGGATACAGGGTTTATTTAAATGAGAGCAAACGAATTTATAATAGAATCGTTTCCTGGTAGAAACAAAAACAAAATATATTCTTTGTTGATAAATTCTGTTGATTCTGGACCATTTGACGGCGGCTGTGTTATTTTCGCTAGAGCATTACAAATTAAACACGGCGGTGATATCGTTGTATTGACAGGTAAACATGGTGCAGATCATGCAATATTGAGTCTTAATAGAAAATTTGTTGATGCTGATGGACCTGCTGAACCAAACCAATTTATAAAAAGATTCATGCAAAATGAACTTGCAGAAATAACCGGAGTCCGTCCAATTAAGGATAATGATTTACCAGACGCTCCTAGAAGTGAAGAACTATCACAACAAATAGCAAAACTATTGTAACCAAAAGTAGTTGTTTATTTTACACATCTATGCTATACTATATAGATGATCAAATTACTCTTTCCCTTACCCAAAAAAGTAGTTATCGCATTCAGCGGCGGTGTGGATAGTGTAGCTGTTGCTGATTTCTTGCGTAGGAAACATGATGTAACATTAGCATTCTTTCATCATGGTACAAAAACAAGTGATTGGGCACATACTTTTGTGCAAGACTTTGCTGGTGCAAGAGAGTTACCACTGGTAGTTGGACATTTAACTAAACCATATCCAGATGGTGTAAGTAGTCAAGAGTTTTGGCGTGATGAACGGTATAAGTTTTTAGAGTCATTTAAAGATCCAGTTGTTACTGCGCATCATTTAGATGATTGCGTAGAAACATATATTTGGTCATGTATGCATGGTAATCCAAAAGTTATTCCTTCACAACGAAACAATGTATTACGCCCGTTTCTTACTACATCAAAAGCAGATTTAATTGATTGGGCAGAAAGACATGAATGTGGTTGGATTGAAGATCAATCTAATACTGATACCAAATACATTCGTAACTATATCAGACATGAAATGTTGCCACACGCATTACATGTTAACC